CTGAGTGGCATTGGTAAGAGGCGCGTAGTTATTGACATAAATAAAGAAGGAATCGATTTTATTTATATCAAGTCCCTCATCTGTAGGTTGAGTGAAATAACCAGGTGAATAGTTAGCTTGAAGTGGAATTAGTTGTACCACCGGCCCAGTTGCTTGGAGTCCTGGGAATTTATAATCCTCACTCAACTCATATACAGTATCTTGGGTATAAATAAGAAACTGTGCATCAGGAAGTGTTCTTCCTTGAAGCAGATTTGAAACTCTAGGTTGAAGAGAACCAACTGTGTAAGACATTATCTATCCCTTTCCCAAAGAATAGCATCTTCATAATCTGCATAGAAATCATTAACATATTGAATAGGTTTAAAACCTAGAGTTTCATGTAAATGAATGGATTCTAAATTATCCACTCTACAATGAGCCTGAATTTTACCAAAACTAATTGTATTGTTAATAGCCTCACGATAAAGTCTTGTACCTAATCTCATTCCTCTGTATTTAGGTAATACAGCAATAGAAAAGCAATACCAAAGAGGAACCCCTTTTGAAGCTTTTAAAACACAAACTGCGGCAAGTTCTTTTTGCTCTGTTCTACTTGTAAATATTGATACTATTCCATTAGCTAAAACTTTAGTCCATTCATCAACATCCATAGTATCGGATTCAAAATTAAGTTTATCAAAATCAGCAAGTTCAGTCGGGGTAAGATTTTCGTATTGGATATTCATTGCAACTCCTAAAATATGTAGATCGTAGCATAAGACGTATTATCTGAAGGAGCTAGAGTTATCGTATCCACAGTCGCTAAGCTTGGCTGCCAGATTCTTAAATCTTTATTGGATGAAACTAAATGACAACCTATTGGTTGCCTCCGCAATCCATGATTAATCGGAATCCCAACTCCAACTCCAGCCCATGCATAAGTATTATCTGTAGATAAATGCGCCCCAATCCTTATTAAGACTCCACTATTATTCCCTTTTATGAAAGTATTATAATTCCCCGTCGAATCCTTAGTCTGTGGGACTCCCATGTCTAAGTTTCCATTTACAGTCTTATGTATAGACTGTACCCATTGTAAGTGTAGTCTCTCCACCGTCGCTGCTAAGACTGAAGGATCAAATGTCTTCATCTAACTCACCGGCTTTTGATTAGGATCAAATGAACCATAAACTTGAATCTTATTAAATCGAAAAGCTGCTCCATTTACTGTATTACAAGTCATACTCAGCTGTGGAGAATGAGAAGTAAACACACTCATTGAAGTTGGATAAACCTGAAACTCAATTGGTCTCAGACTCAAATTCTCCCATTTTGTAGGATCAAAAGAATACGTTGAAAATAAAATCCCATTAAAATAAAAATTCAATTGTGTCGAATTAAGCGGAAAAGTCACAAAAGCATTTAAAGAGATATATAACGAATTAATCGTTATATCTCTTCCTAAAAGAAGTTCTTCTTGTGGAAATATTATCGTATTTTGATTATTTACAATCCCTGTATTTTCTATCCCCTCTTGTAGAGAGTACATCGTATAAGTTTTAACCCCTGCTAAATCTCCTTGAAAAATAACATTAAGCTGTGCCTGTCTCTGCACAGCATTTATATCATTATAATTCGTAGTAATCTCAAGATAAGTATTCTGAACTCCTAAACCAACTGGAGGAGTAAAAGTTACACTCATCCAAGTTTTGTTATCCGGATTATATAAATATAAAGTAGTATCAACTAAGAATACCACAATTGGAAATGTTTTTCCACCCATAGTAACTACACAAGCGGAGGAATCTATCGGCCCGTCTGAAGTTTGAAGGGCTGGCAAAATTTTAGAATTAATCTTCTGCCCAATCGCGCTTAATCCTCCTGATAACATAAAAATATCACTATTACCTACAAATGCTCCTGTTTCATTATACTGGCATATAAGTTTAAAGTTCTGCGCGCCTTCTCCTTCATCTGCGAGAGATATATGCTGGAATGAAAATGGAACCTCTCCATTACCTAAAGCCGTTGCATAAGAAACACCCTGTGCTCTAAGTATATATGCTGTGTTATTAGTTACAATTAAACCTGTAAGTGGACTTTCTATATCTGCGAGTTGAGTAAGACCAGCACCGGTTACATTCCCACTCACTGTAACCGGCGCCCATTCATCCAAATTTTCCGCCGCACTCCAAGCAAAGATCATTGAAGAGTTTTGTACAATATTAAGAAGCTGAGGAATAATACTTAAGCCTATTAAAGAACCTGCAAATTTACTAATAACTTTATATCCAGCATATAATGTAGAAACTTGAAAAGTCCCCGGCCCTGAGTATTTAAGTATCATCGGACCAAGATTAGCAAAATAAGCTATTCCACCAACTTCAACTACAGAGGGATGTTGTATTGTAGTTGGAGCATTTATAAGTACCGCATCCACTCCACCTTGTAAAGGTGCTCCTTGTAATGGAACACTTACAGGATAAGCAGATGCAAAATAAAAAACCGGTGGATCTAAAAGAGGGGTAGATGTATGTGAAATATCTAAGACTGCAAGTAAATTTCCTGCGGCGCCGGCGGTGTTAGCTGTAAAAGTAATCCCTAATCCATCCAGCGTAGCTGCCGCAGTCATAAGTGTAGTTGCTGAAAAAGCATTCACTGTAGTTACATAATTCGCAACAACAGTTGCTACTGTATCTCCAGGAGCATAAGCTTGTGAGACAGTGGAAGTATTGACTCCGTTGTTATAAAAATTAAGCGCCAAATGCCCAGTATTCGTAAAATTTGAGGTCTGACCTTGCACGACAGGAAGAGTTAAACTTGCTGCTACTGGATTTTGAAGAACGTTATAAATCGTTATTTCAAGTTTATCATCTCCTATAATAGTCGGGACCCCGTTTATAGTTTGCCAAGCAGTTATAGCATATTCATACACCTGACCACCAGTTCCTCCACCACCAAGCGCACCAATAAAAACACCAAGTGCATAGTTTATATAGCCATATTTCGATGTATAAAAAGTGCCAATCTTAATCAAGGTAATAGTAACATCCCCACCAAAAAGAGTGGGAAGAGTAGTTTGTTGAAGACTAATAGTTATTAATCTCTGATCAACTACAAGAAATCCATCACTCGAAGCAAAGCAATTCGGAGCTATATAAGCTGGAGGTGCAGATGCATCAATCCCCCCAAAAGGAGATTCTTTCCCCCCATAAGTAATCTCAATGGACATTTGCCCACTTTGCTGACCATTTTGATCCACCTGTGGAGTCGTTCTAATTGCACCCATGAAAGAATCTCCTCTTGGCGAAGCCAACTATCTAGTATCTAGGAATAAATCAACTTCCCCTGTAAAAGTCCCACCAAACGCCATCGGACAGCTGAGCCAGCCTAACTTTGGCACAATCACAGGATCGGCCTCAGTATTAGCTGTAAAGGTATATACCCTCCCCGCAACATCAGTTAAGGTGAGAGTATTCCCAGCCGCCATCCCACTCCAAAGCCCTCCGCCAATCTTAACATTCCAAATTCCATTCGGCGTAGTTCCAGCAGTCGTAATCTTCCATATCCGTCCTGTAAAATCATTAGCCATTTAGATCCCTCCTTCCTTACAGGACTTCAATTTAGTTGAAGTTATAGGAATAATTCACATTAATCCCATAAAAACTAACCGTCCCAGTAGCTCCACCGGTGAGATTAACATTAACAATAACCTCAGTCGGAGAAGCCGGAACAATCATAGCTGGAGTAGTAACCGGAACATTCGTAACCTGCGGCTGTGCTCCAATTACCGTAGGCAAGCCATTAGCTGCTAGTGCAATGATATTAGTCACAACCGGAGCTACTAAGTTCACAAAAGCTGTCTTAGTAACCCCAATAGTAGCCGCTGCCGCTGCTAGTGCTAAGACTTGATAAATTACGTCAATAGAATTTATCTGGATTCCTTTCGGAATAACCCCAGACATAACTCCTGCGCCCCCAACTGTACCTCCAACTGTAGCCATATTAGCCGCTGTAATCGGAGGATACCCCGGCTGCAAAGCCAACGGCCCTGAAGTTCCACTTACAGCCGAGGGTCCAGGCTGCGCCGCTGCTGTCCCAAACTGCTGTTGAGCAAGCGCCGCTGTAGGATAAACTGCCGCTCTAAGAAAAGCCATTATGTCAACAAAAAACTTACACGCATCCGTTGCTGGAACAACCTGATAAATAAGTCCCGCCGCCGGAGCCGCCGGAAACGTAGCTAAGCCCGCGAAGTCTTTAAACTGACTTGCACCAATAAAAACTTGCAACCCGGAGGTTGCAAGTCCCTGAGTCCATGTTCCATCAGTATGACTCATTAATTAACTCCTTTCTGCGCTTAGAGCGCAAAGTCATCTACCTGTTCCTGAGCAGTGTCTGGATTCCTTAATTTCTCAACCGGAGCAAGTTCTTCTTTTCCATCTTCGAGGACTTGAGCTATTTTAATCTCACGCTGGCCAAGAAGAAGTTTATCATAGCAAGTAGGACATTTTAAACATCCTCTTTGCCATTGGGCGTCATTTATCTTGCACTTCTCATAACAAACGCCACAGTAAAACCATGCTCCGGTTAAATAAGTATGACGAAGTTCATCCATAGGATCCTCCTATTTAAGGATGCATTCAATCCTACGGTCCATTCGATCCCCAGACACCCTGCCAGCGAGTAGCGCCCGCGCTCATTCTAAGACGAATCTTCTGCTTCAGCGCATCTGAGTCAAAATCATCGTCAAATGTAGTCTTAGGCTTCTCTCTATGATAAACCACAAGCGTTTGATCTTCCTTCTCCGCAGACATAAACCACGCGCTTGCGCTGTTTAGCCACGGAATTTCCATATGCTTGTAATCTTCAGGAAGAAGAGAGTTAATTGTGTTATCAGCGGTATAAGGTTTCCCGGAAGATCCAAGGACCTCTCTAACCAAGAAGCGAAGCTCCGGCGCTGTTATAAGATACTTCCAGCGCAAGCGAATCGGGAATCCTTGGTTATCCACCATCCTAGCAGCGTGATTAGTCGCAAGTTGAAGTCCAGCTACACTAAAATCAATATCTGTAGAAGGGCGATTAGGCCAAGTGCCCGGTGCATAAATAACATTCGCCGAACCTGGAGCCAAATTAGTCGCAGGCGCCCCTCCAAGCAAAGGATGCTGCGAGTTAAACAATGAAAGCCCATCAACTGTAGTTACGTTAGTGGTAAATCCATTGTTGAAAGTATACCAAGCGATCATTTCCTGCGTAAAAGCAGCGCTACGTGCAAGAAGCACCGGACCCTTCTTAATAAGCCCATACTTATCGTCATCCATTAATTCCTTAGATGTACGAATAGCAAGGGAGTATGTAAGATGGATATAACGCTTCGTTCCACCTTGGATCATTTCGTTATATGCAGACGGTGTATTCTCCGGCTTCTCTTGCAACGCCGAGAGCCCAGCCATCTCCATTTCTTGCTCGTATTCATTATCCGAAGTCTTCTCATGAAAAACTTTCGGATAATCACTTTGTTTAAGTTGATACTCAAGCGCATCGAAGTAAATCTTCGACTGCCCAAGCTGCATCAGCTGCGGAAACTTTGCCCTAACTTGTGCCATTTATTCTCCTCCTTTCCTCTAAATTAATAAGCAATCTGTTGCGCAGCCGGCAAGAACTTAAAGCGAACACGAGCGTTCACGATAAAGCCGTCCAAGGGGTTTACGCCGACAATCTGTACAACTGCGCTTGCTCCAGTCTTCCCACCATCGACATACCAAAAGCCATTAGCATCGACGGTAAGGCCGACTTGGCCAGCAGTTGTATCAATCATAGCTTGTGTAGGAGTATAATTCGCCGCTACTGTACCCGTCGAGGAATCAAAGATTGCCTCGAAGGTATTATCAGTATTAGCCTGTACAAAAAGCGTTCTACCATCTGAGATTGGAGTTCCAAGAGCAATATTAACCGCGGATGGTTCGTTAGGAACAAATCCGTAGGTTTGAATTGCGCCGGGCGCGCCGATAGGTCCAAAAGGCATTCCAGGTGCGCCGAGTCCATTTGAAGCTAAATTCAGCCCAAATGATTCCGCTACTCCTAAAATCCCCGCTGCGACGGTAGTCCCATCCCACGCTTGGCAAAATCCAGCATTAGACTGTACAGGCGTTCCGAATTTAAACGTCTGACCAGACTTTTCTGCCAATGAATCCGTAAGAGGGGCTGTATTAGCCCGATTCATAATGCTTAGAATCGGGCTATGTGTAGTTAGATTAGGCCCTGCCATTTATTATTCCCTTCCCCAGCAGAAAGCTGGCTTTTAGTTTTAGTTCTTTCATAAAGAGATAGCCCCTCTATGAAATTTTTTAAACAGCTCCGAACATATCAGCTGTGTAAGATTTTCCTTTAAGCTCCTTATTATCCGGCTCATCTGGAGTGTAAATCTCCATTTGATCTTTTGCAAAGGCTTCACCAAGACGGGAGTCATTTTCTACGATGGATTTGAGTTTACCTTTATTAATTCCACGCCCATGAA